ACAAGGTTCTGCATATTATGGAGAAGCAATAGATAATTTACCTTTATTAGAAGCATTTGCTGATGAGTCTCAAATAATGAAATATAAATTAGCTACATTACCTAGAGGTACAGCAGTTTTACCTGTGTTAGATTTAGGATACTCAGCTATTACATTAAAACAAGGAGCTTCATTAGCCATTACACCTCAAACCCTAAATTATTTAGGTAATACTACAGCGTTTGAAACCTCGGGATATTCGGCTACAATAGCGGATGTTAGAACATTAGCTACATTTAATGGAGTTGGAGTTCAAAGTACAGCCGCCACTGCCCAAAATAATAATTCAACAACAACATTAGGAACAAACGTATCTTCTACGGTAATAGGAACTCAAATTAATTTAAGAGCAACTACAGTAAATACTTTATTTGGATCTAATACTCAATTAAATACAACTTTAACAGTAGTAGGATTAGATAGTGGAGCAAGAATTACTATACCTGTAACAATTACTAAAACAACTTAAAAATGGGATTTAAAAGATTAGACGCTGAAGATTTCGTAGTTAGTGCTGATGCAGTACAATCAGTAGCTTGGTCTACCAATTCGGCTACTTTAACGAATTTTTTTACTTCATCAGTGCAGGAAGCCGGTACTTCGGGAAATTATTATATTAGTGTATACCAAACAAGCTCAGCTTTAGCTGAAGCTCAAATTCAATTTGATGTAGCTTATGGTAATAAATTAGGAAGTGGTAGTGCATATTTTAATTCTAGTGTACCAAGATTAACCCCTGCTACTTCAATATATGGTCAATTTAGATCTTTAGTATTAGAAGATGAAAATACAAATTTTACATATGGGAATGGTACTAATACATTTTCACCAAATGATTTTTGGGCCATATCCATAGATAGGGCAAGATATAAAGAAAAATTATTTCCTAATACATTTAATTTACAGTTAAAAGGTACTAATACAGTTCATTTAACAGCGGATGTAAATAACGAAACTACAGCAACATTTTTAGGATCCAATAGAGTATACCAAGTAATATCAGGTTCTAATGGTAGCCCTGTAGGTACAACAGGATTTGTGGCCGATTCTGGTTCATATGGTTTATTTTTACCTGATATAGGAACTATATTATTAAATCCAGCAGCATTAAGTGAATTTGCTGTTATTACCTCTAATGAAACTGCAAATTTAGCTAATGGTACTAATCAAAAAACATTAGTAAATGCTATAATAGATGGAGGATCATTTCAATTAAATGCCCAAGAAACGGTTACATCAGATTATGTGTTTGTAAGGGCAAGAAACTCAGAATTTAATTATTCCACAAATCCCTCATTTATATCTGGTTCAACTGGAGAAATAATACATAATTCATTTATAAATAACCCCCAGGTATATGCCACAACGGTAGGAATGTATAATGATGCAAATGAATTAGTAGCAGTAGCAAAATTATCAAGACCATTACTTAAAGACTTTACTAAAGAAAGTTTAATTAGGGTTAAATTAGATTTTTAAGATGAATGAGTGTTTACAAGCCATTTACCACATCGGATGTTATAGTAACTCCATTTAAAGTAAACAAAAGTTTTTCTTTTCAAGGTGCAGGTGCACTTACCGCTTCTAATGCTAGTATAGATAGATTTACAGGTAAAAATATTACCTATGTTTCTGGTTCAGATACTACAGGTCAAATTAAAGTAGAATCTCAAGCTTTAGTATATAATTCTATAAAACAATTATATTATACTAATTATTTAAGAGGTGAAGATGGTTCTCCTGCTTTTACTTCTTCAATAGGATTAGATGGTGTAAGAATAGGACAGGGTGGTCCAGATCAACCTTCATATATAAATTATTTACCCAATACTTTAGATGCTAATAGAGTATTTCCAACAGCCTCTAATGATGAAATAGGAGTAATATCAATACCTTCAAATTTATTTGGTGAAAATATTAAACCTGGAAGTTTTAGATTTGAATATGCTGGAAGTATTATAACAGATGATGGTGAAGGAAATTTATTTCAAAGTGGAGGTAAAGTAGGAGATATTATATATCAACATGGTATAATAGTAATAACAGGTATAAGTACTTCATTAAGTGGGGCAGTATATGGATCCTCTTTATATGGAGCTGTTACATACGGTTCAGGAGATGCTACGGGATTACCTGATATAATAACAGGTAATAATATAACTTGCTCATTTCAAAGTACATTAACCATACATGAATCTCAGTATAAATGTACATTTAATCCTAATGAATATAACTATACCCAAAACCCTTCAGCTATTTCAGGTAGTTCAGATGGTAAAGTATATGATTTTTTAACCGGTTCTTATTTTCAACCTTATATTACAACAGTGGGATTATATAACAATGCAAATCAATTAGTAGCAGTAGGAAAATTATCACAACCCCTACAAAGTTCAAATGTAACAGATACAACTATATTAGTTAACTTAGACTTATAATATTTATAGATATGGCAACAATTTCTAAAACAGGCATAGCAACAGGTCAAAATATCACAGCAGATCATACTCTCAATATAATTGAAGCTTTAGACGGTACTGATACTACTGATATTAATATTAAAGGTACATTAACATTACCTGATATTTCAGATGTTTCGGCTTCTTTAGCTACGGCTTTAGCTTCAAGTGGTACTGGTTTTACAGCAGCTGGAATTTCAGGTTCATTAGGCACTAATGCTACATTAATAAGAAGTCTAACAGCAGCCGGAATTTCAGGTTCATTAGGCACTAATGCTACATTAATAAGAAGTCTAACAGCAGCAACTATTACAGGTTCATTTAATGTTGCTAGTTCTTCATTTAGTACAAGAGTAACAAATGTAGAAACTAATAATGTATCTTTTCCTTTTACAGGTTCAGCTATAATTTCTGGATCTTTAAGAGTTATAGGTAAAGTACAAGCAGATGATACATATAGTAATGATAATATTTATATTGTAACAGATGCATCTAATCCTAATTTAGGAGATGATTCAGCAGGTGCTGGAAATAATAATATTGGAATAGGAAACCAGGTCTTAGAGAATAAGGATACTGTAGATAATAATATTGCTATTGGTCAAGGTGCTTTAAAGGCTTTATCAGGCTCAGGTGCTGATAATAATATAGGTATAGGTAAATCAGCTGGACAACTATTAGTAAAATCTGATAATGGGGGAGAAACTCCAAGTGATAACATAATAATAGGAAATCAGTCTTCTTTAAATTTTAAATATGGTATACAAAACCAAATAATAGGAGGCCAAAATCTTACAGGGGTTTATAGTTCAAACGATGGTAATGACATAAATTATATAACTGCTATAGGATATCAAGCAGGGGAAAAATTAAGATCGGGTAGTGGAGATGTTTATATAGGATATAGAGCAGGAAGATATATGGGAGGAACTTCAAATGGTACTATATATGCTGTAAAACAAAATGTCATGATAGGTTTAAATTGTGGCGATACTAAACAGTATGGAAACGGTAACACTTATGTGGGTGCAGAAATAGTTAAATCAGGTGATTCATCTTATAATGAAACAATATTAGGATATGCTGTAACGGGAATAGGATCTAATACAGTTGCTGTAGGTAATACTAGTGTAAGTTCTATAAAAGGCCAAGTTAGTTTTACAACCTATTCGGATGAAAGAATTAAAAGAAATATTACTAGTGGGAGTTTAGGTTTAGAATTTATATCTACCTTAAATCCTGTTAGGTTCCAAAAAGTAAATCCTGCGAATTATCCTTCGGAAATTTTAGAAGAAAGATATACGGATAGGGTTAAATATGAAACTATAGATTCTTACCCATATTCATCATCATATGTAGTGCCCGCAGACCCTGCACCTACTACTGATAATCAATGGTATGACGGGTTAATAGCTCAAGAAGTATCTTCATCTTTAAGTAATTTAGGTATACCTTCTGATATATGGAATGCTAATGAAACTAACGGTAAACAGGGCATAAAATATGAAACTTTAACAATCCCATTAATAAAAGCAGTACAAGAATTAAGTGCATCACTTTCAACAGCTTTAGATCGAATAGCTATTCTAGAAGGATAGAAATATTAATTAAAACAAATATATGAAATGGATAGGTCTTCAAGGAGAACCAATAGACACCATTACAGATTTTCCAGATAACACATACGGATTCGTTTATAGAATAGTACATAAGCCTACAGGTAAATCCTATATAGGTAAAAAAGTATTATACTATGAAAGAAAAATTAAATTAACTAAAAAAGATTTAACAATGTATGAGGGTGTGGTAGGTAGAAAACCATCTTATAAAATAGCAATAAAAGAATCCGATTGGTTAACATATTGGGGTTCAAATAAATTGCTTAAAGAAGTAATGGAATTAGAACCAGAAGAAAATTTTGAGCGTCATATAGTTAAAATAGCACCCAATAAAAAACTACTAACATATTATGAAACCCAATATCAATTTGTACATCAAGTACTGGAAA